TTGACGAAAAGCAGTCTCTCATCATCGTAAGCGAGGGTAAGCTGGAGGGAGACCCAAAGAAGTTAGCCAAGAAGTTCGGGAATGGAGCTTCAAGTAAGGGATACACGTCATTCGTTATCAGGCTTGTGCTGTACTACTTCTGTGTGGCTCTTGCAGGCATTGTCGATGGGATCCTCCTTATGTCTGATGCGTGGTCATACGCTCACCTGCACGAGCTCCCATACATATCAATGTTGGTGACGCTACTTATCGTACATACGGAGTTCACGAGTATTTGGGAGAATAGCCCTAAAAATGTAACGCAGAGTATGGAGAAGAGTATGCGACGCTTCGTGAAGGGGGCTAATGCAATACGCAACAAGGACGTCGAAGAGATCCGAGAGATCTTTGTCGAGCGAGTAAAGAGAGCAGAAGGAGAAGAATAATACCGAAACGACTATGAGCAAGTACTTTTCATTGTCCGAGATGACGCATAGCCCCACGGCTATCTCTCGGGGCATCCCCAACGACCCCAATAAAGATCAGATCATGCACCTCAATATGCTCATGGAGTATCTTGACGGCATACGTGAAGAACTGGGGTATCCTATCATTGTCACCTCGGGCTTCCGCTCGGGCGGGGACAAGGGGCTTAATGCTGCCGTAGGTGGCAAGCCCGAAAGCCAGCATACCATGGGGCAGGCTGCAGACATCGTACCCCACGACCGCAAGCTATTGAAGAAGCTACTCCATATCATTTGGGATCGTGGGGGCTTCGACCAGCTTATATGGGAGCATCCCAAGGGGCGTAGCGAGTGGATACACGTATCCATTGCAGGGAAAAACAAGACGCCACGAGGGCAGGTGCTGGAGTATGACGGGAAGAGATATACGACGATGAAGAAACCTATTAACCCCAATACACTATGAGCATATTCGGACGAGCAGGAGCAGGAGCGAAGGGAACATTACAGCTTGTCCAGCGAGGCACAGACAAGAGAATCCCCGTGGAGCTGATCAAACAGCCTACGGGCGAAGTCCTCGAACCTACCGAGCTGGAAGGACTGCACGTGATGGTATCGAGCAAGAGCGGATCAGGGTGTGCAGCCATCCCGCACACCATTGAGGACAAGAAGCTGGTGGTGGAGGTCACCGCAGAGGTAACACGACAGCTGGGGCTGGGCGTCTATACCTTGACCGCCACGGGGCGCATCCCCGACCCTGCGTATGCCGACGGATACCACGACTACGAGGTGGCAGTGCCACTATGTAAGGTCACTAAGTACGGAAGCAACGAGACGCCAGCCAAGGTAGATGCTAAGGTGGTCGAGGGACTGCGAGGACTTAACAACTACCAGCTGGCCGTGAAGCACGGCTACAAGGGAACAGAATCTGACTTCGCCAAAGACATCATTCCGAAGTCGAACTACGAGCGCGCCAAGGAACTGGAGGGCTTCGTAGGCACGGAGCTTGAGTACCTAAAAAGCCTCAAGGGCGACCAAGGCGAGAAGGGCGAGAAGGGCGACCAAGGCATACAGGGTGTGAAAGGTGAGCGGGGCGAGAAAGGCGAGAAAGGCGAAAAGGGCGACCAAGGCATACAAGGTGTGAAAGGTGAGCGGGGCGAGAAAGGCGAGAAGGGCGACCAAGGCATACAGGGTGTTCAGGGTGAAAAGGGAGACAGCGCCTATACCATCTACCTCAAGACCACCAGGGACAACCCTAAGCTCACCGAGAAGCAGTGGTCAAATGCCAACGACTTCTTTTATCAATTCCTCTTCCGCATCCTAAAGGGTGCAGGAGTGCAACCAACAGAAACAGATATGACAGCAGACCAAGTGTACGAGCTTGACAGGCAGCGAAGAGAGATAATTGAGGCTCTCAAGTCAAAGGGGGTGAACGTAAATGACACAGATGGCTTAGATGGGGTTTCGAGTGCGATTAAGGCTATCACTCTGCCCAAAATTGACATCTTCAAGATCTGGCAGTTCAACGAGTGGCAGTCGGCGGAACTCCCTCCGCTTAGACTTAGCCGATCTTATGCGGCAGCCGATCTGACTAATCTATTTGCAGGGTCGAGATTAAAGCGACTTCCCGACATAGATGGTGTCGAAAGAGTAAAGTCAATTAGGGCTATGTGTCAATCGTGTAGATCACTCACAAGTGCCACCCTCCCCGATATGGAGGAGCTCGTTGATGCGGGAGAGACTTTTGGATCGTGCACGTCTATCTTGTCTATTGAGGTCGGAGCGATGCCAAAGGTGACAACGCTGCTCGCATTTGCTTACAGCTGCGAAGCCCTCAAGTCGCTCAAGATAGGCGCTATCCCCAATGCAGTCAATATAAAGCAGCTGGCGTATGGTTGCGCGTCGCTCACAGAGGCCACTATCGGAGCTGCCGAGGTAGTTGTCTCCGATGTAGCTTCGGCGTTTCAAGGATGCAGGAGCCTGCGTAGGATTATAGGTGTCCTAAATTACACCGATATAAACAGTGATGGAGGAGCTCTCGGAGGCTGCTCTGCGCTGGAGGAGATGCGCATTAAGGGAGCAAAATGCGACCTGTGGCTCGCCGACTGCGAAAGTCTATCCACTGAGAGTGTAAAGTACATCGTGGACAACCTCCAGCAGTCTACAGGAAAGACTATCACACTCCCCAGAGCTTGGCAACAGGCACACACGGCAGAGGCGCGTGATTATGCAAAGATCGCAGCTCAAAAGGGCTTTGCACTAACCTTCCGATAACAGATATAACTATGGAGATTATTGAACTTAAAGAGGTCGCTGGCTATCTGTACGTCAATGCCGAGCATAGCATCGTAGTCAGCTTCGGCTACTGTCCAAAGGATGACGCCCATCTGTGGGTGCTCACCCCCGAGGATGAGGCACTCGCCTTAGAGAAGCAGTGGAAGGCGGAGGACGAGGAGCGCAGACGCAAGGAAGAGGAAGCTCTCCAGCCGAAGGAAGAGTAACTAACAACGGGGGCGGGGTGCAGAGCCTCGCCCCTCCTCAACACATAGAGATATGAAAACAAATAGACTAAGCTGGTGGGAGACGCTCCTTGTGGTCGTAGCCGTGGCTCTTCTGGGCTACTTCCTCACCTCCTGCTCCCGACGGGTACTCCCAGTAGAGAACACCCGCACAGAGTGGCGTGGACGCGTAGAGTGGCGTGACCGCTGGCGGTTGGATAGCGTGTACATCCACGACAGCGTGTATGTCACCGAGAGGCAGGCAGGCGACACTATATACAAGACGAAGGAGGTCTATCGCAACCGAGATAGAGTTGTCCACGATACCATCAATGCAGGTCGTGTCGATAGCGTGCGCGTCGTGCAGACGATCACAAGGCACGTCGAAGTCCCCGCCAAGCTCACTGCGTGGCAAAATATGCGCCTCAAAGCCTTTGCGCCCCTCCTCGCTATTGCGCTTCTTTTGGGTGCGTGGGTATCCCGCAGGCTGTGGCTACCATTGCTCCGAGGCTTAATAGGATAAGGATATGAAAGAGATCACACTGAATGTAAGCAAGGTGCTGGTGTACAATGAGGCCAAGAAGAGTGCCAGCTACCAAGCGGCAAAGCTCATCGATAAAGACTCAACAGCATACGACCGACTGCTCCCTACTGATAGTAGCCGTGAACTCCTGGAGCGGTATTGGAGAGAGGCGGTGAATGCCCTGATCGGAGGGATGCGTGGGTACATCAAGGAGCACCCCACCCTGTCGGTGGGACGTGCAGTAGAGCTGGAAGAGAACTTCATAGTGAAGCTCAACGTGAGTACCCGCTTCGACGACGGAGCTATACCAGCAATAGAAGCTGGCATACACAGCTTCCTCACCATGGCCGTGCTGTCGGAGTGGTATCGGACGAGCTACCCCGAGGGTAGTGCGCCAGCCGCCGAGGAGGCGAGTACGCACCTATCCGCTATGCTAAAGAAGCTACACTACAAGCGTCCACCCGTTGCACCCACAAGAGCCTAAGCCAATATGCAGAACGTAACTATTAGTATCAAGCTCCCCGAGGTCTACTACCAAGTAGCCCTGCAAGCGCACCTACTCGGGGAAGCCGACTTGTCGCAAGACAAAGATGCGCGGGCCGTATCCCTCTCCCAGCTTGACGTAGAGGGGGAGAGTCGTGAGGTTATCCTTCGTGCGGTCAAAGCGTCCGACGCAAGCCTGCGCCAACGTCTGCACCTCTATCTCACGGAGGAGAATACAGCGACGTCCGTAGACAATGTGCCAAAGGACGAAGAGGCCCTCACCTTCTCTCTACGCCTCCCCGACAACTTCTTCCTGCCAGCAGTCAAGGATATGGAGGAGGCTATCCACCATTACCTGGTCCACTCGTGCCTGTCGGAGTGGTACGCACTGATGAAGGATGAAATGGCAAGCGCATACAGCAAGTTCGCACAAGCGGACCTCGACAAGATGAAGCAGGCGTCATCGCGACGCATACGTCCTACACGACCAGCTAACCCCTACGAGTAATGGAGAGACGAACATACCTTCACGACCTTAACGCCCGTCTTATTACGGAGCGCCTCGACGGAGATCACCAGCGGGCTACGCTCACCTTCTATACAGATGAGCTCATATACGACATACGCAACATCGCTTATATCTATGGTGTGGCTAAGTCGGACAAGCAGCCCGACGTAGACAATCATCTTACCTTTGATATTGGCGAAGAGGGGAATGTGAATCGTATCGCGCGTGTGCTGGACCTTTCTTTCAGTGAGATCCAGGAAGCACTCTACCCTTACACGAGTTCCCCGCTGCTGGAGGGTCTCGGCTGCGGGTGCGAGATACACCAGCGTGACGATATACTCGACACCGAGCGAGAGGAGTATACCCTCAATATGGTTGTGCCTTCGCTCATGTCGCGACATACGCTCACCTATGCGGAGAACTGGATACACGAGTTCCTGGTGTGCCGCGCTTTTGCAGAGTGGCTGATGCTCATCGGGGATAGCAGCTTTAATGTATGGCTCGATAAGGCCGAGATAGCCAAGAAGGAGATCGCCCGAGCTATGGCGCGACGCACAGGAAAGATCCGACGCAAGATGAGCCCCTTCGTATAGGGCTCGACACAAACAAAAAAGCGGGGGCAGCTACCGAGGTATTCTCAGTAACTGCCCCCGCTTCATGTGCCGAGAGGTCTCTATCGTGGCTTGTCTGTCATCTTGGGTATGTACTCAATGGTGCACCCAAAGATTGCTTCCTCGGGGTCAAGCTGGCAAAGCAAGGCCACCTTGAAGAACTTGAAAGGAGTACCACTGATACCTCGCAGGATGTGGTCCGCACTTGATGAGATCACATACCAGTCGAAGAGGTCACGCGATCCGTAGAGGATTGTTCGCACGTGCCCCTTGCGAAAGTACCCACGCTGTATAACAGAGCGGATAGTCTTCATCGTGTCGGGTGCTCCGAGCTTCAAAGGTCGTGTCACCAGCAACCCTCGTACGCCCTTAGTTGGGTCGATCTTAGAATAGTCCACCACCTTCCCGTCCTTCGTCACGGCTATCGTCTGCGGGTAGGAGTTCACAGCCTTGCGAATGTCAGTAGGAGTAGTACTCCACTGCTTACTTTTGAGGGAGTAGACGTAGGCGTACGACGTCTTGGGGTTGTAGGCATACAGACGCTGACGGGGATAGTCGTAGATCATTTCCGCCTCCGCGAGGAAATCCTTGAGCGGTAGGTGGTCCGTCTGTTCCTTGGGTATGCCAGCCTCCCTGGATAGCTCGTCGGACTTTGGCAAACTCTTCAATGAGGTGCTTCGGTTTGGATCAAGCGATTCGGAGATACACACGCACTGCGAGCCTGATAGCATCATGATACCACGCTCGCTGGTGAACAGCACCGCATTATCGATCTGCGTTATGCTCTTTGGATTGATGCACACGTCACGTGAGATCGGCTGCTTGGCGGTGTATGTCCCGTCCTTTGCCACCTCGAGAGCCCATACCCCATCTGTGGACAGGGCATAGAGAGGGAACTGACCGAACTGCCCTGCGGAGAGAGCCTTCGTGGCAGCACTAATCCCGAGGATCTTACCTGTACCGATTGAGTTCACCCCACGCGTCGGGAAGTTAAACGGGTTGTTCACCTCCGAGGTGTACACCTTGTTGGGCAATGGGAAGGTACGCTTAGAGGTAGCTTGCACATTGCTCTCGAATGTACGGAGGTCACGCTCCGAAGAGCTCACCCACCCCTCAATAGGAGACAGGTGCGTGCCCATAGCGTAAGACCCTGAGAGGAAGCTGTGCTTTGTGAGCTCGCGCTCCAGCTTCTTATACACCCAGGTCGATCCTACTACCTCCTGCTTGTATGCTACCACCTTGTAGGCTCTATGATCAGGGCAGTAGACGAATGTCAGCAGCTTGTCTACGTCCACGCTCGAATATACCCCTGCACTTATATATACGTCCTCCCCGTCGTCTCCCTTGATGACGAAGAACATATATAAGAACTGGCTCGCCACTGGTGTAGTGTACGGGAATAGCCTCCAGCGATCACTCTGCGGTAGTAGCTGCTCGGAGAGGCCCGTGATATTTAGACGTGAGTTGTAGATATACGCACTCGTCGGTACGGTCTTGTGATGCGACTTCGCATCATCATGGAGCGTTTCATACGTGGCGATATTCTCCAGGAAGCCCTCCTTTTCGAAGCGCATATCCAGATCATGGCTTAGGGATATAACCCCTGGTTTGATCTCGGCTGACTTGATGAGGTAGAACGAGCTGACGCCCCTGATCTGAGCGTCTACTCGCTCGGAGTTATTGAGGGCGTACCACTTGTTATCGTGCCATGCCGTCGGGTCTAAGATGTTCACCTCCCACTCGCCTGGGATGATCCACGGCTGGAAGCGTCCCGTGCTACGTATCTCGGGAGTGAAGCCTGAGTAAGCCCTGGATATGGAGAAGGGTCGAAGTATAAGACCGAGCGGATCAAGGACAGAGCCATTACCCGTGAGCGGGTGCTCCTGGTCCCAGGTGTATATAGGTGACGAGATGTAGAAGTCTACGCTCTTCACGATGTCACCCCACTTGGTCAGTCGCTTGTAGTCCTCGGGGTCGTCAAGCGCGTGAGAGAGGTCGCTCACAGATAGCGATAGCTTTATCTTGCCTCCGCTGAACATAAACCGATTGCAAGTATTCGGGATCATCAGCACGGGGGGCGACGGCATCGTGGTAGAGCCGTCATAGAGTCTGAGGGCATAGCGGATAAAGAAGGGGAAGATGAACTTACCCTCCTTGTTGTAGTGCTTTGCGCGCATCCTATTGAGTAGCGACGCCAACTGCTGCTCGCGGTCCCGCCCCCTATCGAAGCCCTCCTCTACTACCACCTCCTTAGTCTTGAGCGCGAAGGACAACTTGGGGAATGGTATCTGATCCCCCAGGTGTATGTATCCCTTCGTGGAGTCCTTGTAAAGGAAGTAGTGCATCCCCGTAGGGGTGAGCACCAGGAGCGTATTACCGACGCTCTGTATCTCCATGATGTCCTTGCCCACGCTATCAAGTGGCACTAATGTCCCCCCGTCCTTGGTGTATGCGAGCTCTCCCGTCTCAGGATCTCGAAGGATATAGTGGCGAAATGACGGGGTCACATGTACGTGATCGATCGTCTTCCCCTTCGGTAGGTCAAAGATTGAAGCAGGTGGCTGAATGGGCTTCAAAGCCTCGTCCTCGGGGACAAGACCTGACACCCCTTCGAGATCCCCGTCGGGCACTGCATAGTCGTCTGGGCTTGTGGAGAAGCCGCGGTAACGGATCTCTCGTATCTGTGTAGGCATACTCTATCTCTATTTACGTGGTGGCTGGATCTCGTAGTAGGTGGTGCTGGCTATCTGACGACGCTTGACGTAGAGCTGGGCCACCTCGTCCTCAATGTCGTAGCGATAGAGGATAGCGGCAGCCGTAGGTGTCAGGCTCTCGAAGCCGTGGGTCTTGGTGTTCTCGTTGTGCTGTAGCACTGGAGCCACCTTGAGCTGAGCCTCTGATGCATCTGCGGGTAGGAAGGAAAAGCCGTAGGTAGAATTCGATGGTATCGAGAATACAAGCATACGCCTACCGACCGCTTTCTCGCCTCCCATTTCTCGCAGTAGACGGGGTGATAGTGTTATCGACGAGTCGCGCGAGTCGATGGTCACAAGGCGTTTGCGCTGGTCGAGTATCTTCTTAAACATAGGGCTGGAAGTTGGTTATCTTGGTGCGGCTTCGGAATGAGATCGTCTTGATGAAGTTAAACGACCTGTTCGACGCAAGAGTCTCTCGGTGAGCCCTCGCATCCTCCTTTGTCTCGAAGATGTGTGAGGCTATCTCGCAGTTGCGCGTGCCTATATGGTAGACGATATTCGCGTAGTATCGACGACCGAGGATGTGGTCAATGATTAGTGATAGTAGGTTCATAGCTCTGCTTTTGAAGTAGCCCCCTCTCCGCTTGTCGTATGCAGAGAGGGGGCTGGGTTAGTTACTCTTTGGGGGTGTTGTGAAGCGCATCGAGGAACGCCTCGGCTACCGCCTTGCCGTATCGGTCGGAGAAGCACCCATTAAACTCGATGCTGAGGCCAGGGCCGTGAAGCGTAAACCGAGTGTGCGTAGCTTCGTCGAAGCCGAATTGAGATCCGCCAGGGATCGTCGTCCACTGAACGCGTGGGTGTGAGATCTTCATGGCTATGCAGCTTTGATGATGTCTACAATGTCGAGGACTCGAGCGTCGGTGACGTCTTGGATGCGTCCGTAGCTTGCCATGTCGGTGGCATCCATGATTGACAACTCCTTGACAAGCGTCTTGCGCGTCACCTTCTTGCCGTCCACCTCATCGACAACACTCACGATATAGTAGCCAGCCGACGTGCTGTCCACGTCAAGCCCCATGGCGTCGTTTACCCCTAACGGCTTTAGGCTCTTGATAGCCACGGGTGATGGCGTGAGCTCATTGAGGTACTCCAGCGTGCGGGCCTCTGCCTCTGTGTAAGAGGCTGCGTTGACGAGGTAGGTCTCGGTGATTTTCTTGTCCTCCAGGTTATGGTAGGATACTCGTGCGATAAATAGGTCCATGTTAGTTTGTATTAGTTTTCTATCTGTTCTTTACATGGAGGTGACGAAGGATTAGCCACCTACAATGAGTGTCTGCATCTCGCTTCATCATCTCGATGCCGAGTGTTGCATGTTATTTCTTGATCAGTTTGAAGAGACTGCACACCTCGTTTACATAGAATGATTGCGCCTCCTTCATAACCTCGTCGAGGTTGTTGTGGTGATTCTTGTAGCCCTTTTCGAGAAGCTCCTCGTTCACGAATATTGTGAGATGAAATTACGCAGGTGGGGCACATACGGCTGGCGCTATCTCTAGATCGAGACTTCTACCGCCAACCCCAAATGTAGCTGAGTAACCGCCATACTCGTGTTTGTATATCCACGGAATAGGCTTCAGTGACTTTTCTATTTGCTTTCTTTTCATGATCGCTCTTATTTGGGTTCGTCTTCGAGTTCAAAGAACTTGGCTAGCTCTCTGAGGTGGTACTCCTCGACAGATTGCATAGCCTCCTCTTTGGTTGGATAGCTCTTTCTGTCGTAATTGCTAAGCCATGTGCCATCTTCATTCATCTCGATAAAGTCAAGTTGGGCTATATGATCTATTGGTCGAGCCAATTCATTCCCGAATTCGCACCACCTCAGTGGCTTAGCGTGCTTCTTGAGTTCTTCCAGTGTCATAGCTCTATAGGATTATGTCGTGGATCTTAGGTAGGGCGGAGATCCAGATCTCGCCTTCACCTTCGTATGGTGGCAGAGACCTCCTGATCTCTGCTGCTGATTTTCCGTAAAGGATTTGACACTTTCCGTATTCTAAATTTTTCCACTCATGTACGAGGTATGCTTTTTCTTCGTCTCCACATGCTAGGATTTTCTCTTCATCGAGGTAGTCGACCTCGAAGTATCTAGCTTGATGGTCTGCGTCCACGCACATTATTTGATTTCTGTATATGGAGGCTTTCCTTGCGGCTTCTTGCTCGTCATCTGCATATACTAGGACCACGTACACTGGTAGTCCTACATACTCGTGTGCAACCCTATTGAACAGTCCTACTGTGTATATCTTCATATCTCTTAGTATTTCTTCCCGTGCAGGGCAGGGCGTGTGGCGTTGTACTTGAGCTTGAGGTCGATGTGCGCCATAAGGTCGATGCCGAGGTGGTCGCAGAGCTGTTCGAGGGACTTTATCGGGGCAAGAACAGCCTCAAATGTGGAACAAAATGAAAGTGGAAGCACAGATGAGCATACGACGCGCAGAAGAGCGCCTGGGAGATCCTTTGGTGGAACCGTGTTCTCAAACTCTCCTCTCACGTAGTCAAGCCCTACAAGAGGTGTGCCGCTCTCTATCGACCACCCCAGCAGGTCGAGCAGGCGTATCACTGCGTCGGCTATCTCGTCCTCCACGGTGTCCTTGACAAGGCGGAGGAACTCTTGAGTGTAGATAGCACCCTCTATACGATGGAGCGTGTCTATCGTGTTGGGGTCGAGCTTCGCCCACTTGCCTAAGCGGTCAGCCTCGATAGCCTCGTGAAGCTCCCCGTAAGCGAGCATCAGGGAATGCCCGATGGAGTGTGGCACGTCCCAAAAGCCTTTAGCCACTGCCCGATTATGGCATTTCCTGGCGTAGTGGTTGAGCATGTCTGCGTTGTAAAGTACGTATATCATAGTCGTTGCTATTTGATGATGTGTGATAAGATGTGTTTGATTACCTCCACCGTCCACCCGTTGCCGAGCATCTTGTAGGCTTGGGTATCGGAGCATCCCCACTTATACCAGTTGGGGATAGTCTGCAAGCGTGCGCACTCGGTGGGAGTGAGACGTCGGAGCATATAGCCTATTTTAGCCACGGGCTGTCCGCTGCCGTCGTTCCTCGCCCTTGCGGGGATGCACGGGGCTTTGCCTCCAGCTGTCGGGCGGAAGCCCTGCCCATCCTTGTGCGTTCGCCAAGTGCCAGGGACAACGCTCATCCCATTCGCACGAGCACCTTTGTACGTGCACGATAGAAGGGCATGCGCTTTGTCACTTGGGGATCGGAAGTTCTTCCGCAACCAAGGGTCTCGAATACAAAGAATATCCATGTCGGAGTGATTTCCTCCGCTATGTCCTCCAGCAGTTAGACAAGAAGCCTTGTCTTGATTAGCCTTTGGCTTTATCTTCTTGTCGAGCTTGACTACGCTTGATGCCTTCCCGTCCTGCGTAGTGGCTATGCTTTCAATAGCCTCCTCGTTGAGAGAGAGATTGTGCATATAGTATTTCTCGTCTACTTCATCGTCGAGGATGTCTCCGATGTATAGGCCTCGGTCGGCAGGCTGGGGAATATCTGTGAGCAGCTCGCCCCATATCCCCTCGCTCTTCGTCTGTATGTTGCTCCAATAGAGGCGTACCCTATTCTGCGCAGACACAAGAGAGGAGTTAATCACAACGGGTCTAATGCCGAGGCTTTCGTTTATCCTCAGCTCGTCTGATGGACGCATCTGCACATTCTCAAGGAGGTACTTTACGTTGGGGTTTAGCTTTTGCACGTGGTGCAGGATGTCAAGGAATACCCAATACAGCCTGCTTCGCGGGTCGTCGTGTCCGAGCATTTTACCAGCAAGCGAGAAGCCTTGGCAGGGCGAGCCAGCGAGGAGGAGGTCTATCTCCGACCACTCAATGTTCCACTCTCGCCACTTCTCTACGTCTCCGAGTTGGATGGTGTCGTGGAAGTTGAGCTGCGTCTGTGCGATAGCGTGCTTGTCTATCTCGCTGGCGTAGTATCGGTCGATAGGAACGCCCAGCTCTCGCAAGGCTATCTGCCCGCAGCTCATTCCGTCAAAGAGTGATAGTACTTTCATTCTGTTGCATTTGTGATGTGTCCTATTATCTCTCAAGTTGGAAGAGTATGAAGAAGGCCCACACAAGGCAGGCTGTCTCGAAGAGGTTTATCGGGATAAGCCACCAGCGTAGCATCCTCCCTTCCTGCTCATCCTCCTCCAGCAGTGCGTATGACGTAGGAGAAGTAAGTACCCCCAGGAGAAATAGGATGAGGAATTTCGTAGCCATGGTTAGTTGTCTGTGCCTGAGTCGCCCTCCTTCTCCATAAGAGGTCGGGGAGTGCGTTGTGGTCGTGATACCCGGGTGCGTGCTTCGACGCGTCCCATTCGGGAGTTGAACTCGGTGAGGCAGTCCACCATGGATTGGTAGACCTCGTTCTGCCCCTTGCAGCAGTCCCGCAGCGTCGTGTAGTCCTCGGTCAGCTTAGTGATGTCGTACTTCAGACTGGCGTGCATGCTGTCGGAAAGGCGGATGCGAGAGTGAATAGCCCAAATGAAATAGGCTGCGGTCAGGGCGCATACTATGAGTAGGCCCAGTGTTACGTATGTCATCCGTTAAATCCTTTGATAGGTGTTGCGAGGTGATGGATAGCCAGGAGCAGCGCGTCGCGGTCCTCCTGGTTGGTGGCCCTTTGCTTGTGCTTAGGCAGTGTGAGTCGGTGACGCTTGCATACCATCAGGAGCTCCTCGTGTGTGATCTTCCCGTTCTTACCCTTCCACACCTTGCGTAGTGGTGGCTGGCAGATGAACGGGAACTCGTAGTCGGTGATGAGGTCACGCAGGACCTCTCCAACCATAGCGCAGCGTCCGACGTTGTACCCCGTCTTGGCTATTGCCCTGGCATCTACCTGTCCCCCGATGTGTCGGTTGTGCGATGTTCCCCACACATTCTCGAGGACGAAGCGGTAGGAGTAGTCGATATCGAGATACTGCTCGTCCACCTCGTTGCGCCATTCCTGGAGCAAGCGTACGATCTTGGGGATTGTCAGCTGCTCCAGGTGAATAGTGCGGTCGGTGATGTTGATGCAGGCCCAGCCCGACCCCTGGGTGTCGGGGTCGATGCCGATGATCAGCTGCTTCTTTGGGCGGGTGGTTAGGTCGTTGCTCATGATTTAGAATGGCAGATCATCAGCGACTCCCGCTTGTGGTGCGGGTGCTGGTTGTGGTTGCGCAGGGGCGGCAGCAGGAGCTGTGGCTACCTGCTGTGGTGCTGGTGCAGCTTGCTGTGCTCCTGCCAGTACGATGTTCCACGCCTTGATCTCAGTGTACCACCGCCCGTTGAACTCTCGGCTATCGATGTCTACGGAGACCATCACGTCCTGCCCCACCTGTGGTGTCTTGGCTACGTTGTCTCCGAAGAGTGAGATGCAGACCTTGCGAGGGTATTGACCGCCCTGCTCGAGGACGAACTCCTGCTTCTGCCATGGGTTGCCAGCCTTGGATGTTCCCGACTGGATTGGGAGGACCTGCACGACCTTCCCGCTGATATTCATTTCGCTCATATCGCTGTGTGATTAAAGTGTTGTCTGTTCTGTTACTCTGATGAGGTAGCCTCTACGGACAAGCTCGTCAGGGGATAGATCGAGGAGGCAGTCGGAGGTGTCTGTACTCGACACGTTGCGCCTTTCCTCTTTCAGGGCATTTGCCTTCGTGAGTCGTCGGTACTTACCTGCGATAGCTTGCTCGTGGAAAGTGCACCCCGACTCTTCCTTGTACTTTCGGATGCACCCCATAAGGCCAAGCTCAGGGGTACGCTCGAGCATCACGATGATCTCGTCGATGATTGACGCTGGTATCACGCCATACCCTGCTGGCTTTCCTCCCTGGTGCTCGATGTACCTCGGGTGATGAGTCAGCTTGTGGCAGATGTGATGGCGTGAATAGCCGTATCTCTTCGCGGCCATCCTCGATGCTGGCGTGGGCCTCATGCCGCCCTCGATCACCAGCTGCAAGGCGTAGTCTACGATCTTCTCGAGAGGTGTGTTTCGCTCGATCATGGCTAAGATTGGCTGATAGTTCGTAGCATCTTGCTCCGTTGCCATCGCTCTTGTATCTCCTTCTGTGCTGCGGAGACGTCGGCCTTACACTGCTCGAGCTTCTTGCTGTAGTAGGCATGAGCTCGTGGCGTCGTGGTGCGTCCGATGATTGCAGGGAGTGCTTCGATATGCACATTGAGGTTGCGGATGCGATCCCGCAGGTCCTTGTCGGTTAGGTCGTCGAAGTTGTTGAAGTTGTAACAGATGTCTTGCATAAGCGTTGAGGTTACGACCTCGGCTGTGCTGACGCCAGTCGGTGGTCTGTTGATGATAAGTGGACTATGACGCAGTCGCCTTGGATGCGAGAGGCGGTGCGGTCGTCGTAGAGGTTAGGGCCGCTCAGTGCGTCGGGTGGATAGTTGCTCGTGATGATCGTTGGTCGGCTCAGTCGCTCTCCGTGCTGATCACTGCGTCGGCAGATGATTGACGCTATGACGCTTGACCGCGATCCGTAGTACTGCGCCTCCTTGGGCTCTGCCCCAAGGTCTCCGATGTGCAGGACAAAGCGTCCCTCATCGAGATATTTCCCCGTCTCCTGGTAGTGTGCGGTGTAGTCCCTGGCGTGTGTCTCACCATGGGTGGCACTGCTCCACAGCAGGGGTAGGTATGACACGCTCCATTTGTCCCGATCCTTGTCGTATTTCCAAAATGGGCGGTGCACTCCGACGATCTCGGAGAGGCGGTGCAGTAGTCGCACCAGCATGGTCTTGCCTGATCCCGTCGGACCCCACACGTACAAACCTCCGAAGGGGTTAGTGCAGGACGGGGAAGCGAGTAGCCAGGCGAGGGCTCTGCGGTATGCCTGTATCTCGTCGGGCGATAGGTCGAAGGCTGGAGTCTCACGTCGTCCCAACTCGAGGAGGACGTCGAACGCGTCGTCAAAGGTGACGGGGTTCTTCATCAGCCGTGGCTCATACCCCTCGAAGGTGACGGGGTCAAGCGTTGCAAGCAGTTCTTCTTTCGTGAATGGCATTGTGTCGTTGTGTTAGTCGGGATAGTCAGCGTACTTTTCAGGGAAGTTGCGTTTGAGTACCGCTCGGTTGTCGTGGTCAAGTGCCAGCCACTTAGCCATGTCATCCTGTGGCGTGCTCGGTGGCGCGCTTCGCTCAGGGTGGTATTCGGCATTGGTGTAGGTTGGTCGAGATTGCGAAGCTCGGGAGAATAGGGACTGCCGTTTGGCGTCCTCTTCCTTCTGACGCTTGTGCCAGGTGACCAGCGCGCTCTTCCAGCTCTTCATCTTGTTAGGGCCAACGCGCCAGCCGTTGCTCTCGTAGTGGGCTATGAACCTCTCGGGGTCTACTGCATAGCCTAACCTCTCTACCTCGTCTCTGACTTCATCCAGGGAGGGAGGGGAAAAGCGCGTCGCTTTTTCCCCCTCTCTCTCTAAGTCTTCTTGTCTTATAGTCTTGGGGGCTTTGCCCCCCCTATTATCCCCCCCATTGACCTTACTTTTTTGGGGGTCTACCTTACTTGTACCTTCCTCTACCTTGGTGTCTACCTTACTTTTACCTTGGTCTACCTTGCTTGTACCTTCCTCGCTACCTTCCTCTACCTTGGTGTCTACCTTGGTAGGTCTGTACTTTCTACCACCCTTCGCCATGCGTTCACGGGCCTCGGGAGATAGCTGTCGCTTGGATCGGTAGGCGGCTGGCTCGTCGCTTGGTGCTTCCTCGGTGTGACTCTTCTTGATCACCCCCTCGTGGAAGTCTCGGAAGAGTCTTCGTGAGTAGAAGTATTCGCGGCCATCATCACCCATCTCAATGACGAAGAGATCGAAGTTATGTATGATCGACCATATCATAGAGTGCTTCTTCGTGTGGATGAGTGCGGCTACGTAGTACTCGTCGAATTGCATTCGAGGCTCTTTGCCTTCGTCTGCTGATAGCTGGCTGAGGAGCTCAATGATGAGCCAGTAGTTGCCGTAACCCTCTGCCCCATGTACCGCCATGAGTCGTCGGAGCTTTAGGTCTAAGCTGGCATGAATATCGTGGCGAAAATATCTGTCGGAGCACATACACATTGTATATATGAGGTGTTACTATTTACGTCTCATCTTCTCGGCTCTCCTTTTGAGGTCGTTGAAGATCGTCGTATCGAGGATTATTGTTGATCGTCCTTCCTGTGTGAAGGCTTCGGGGTAGTCTTTGATGCGTTGTCTGAGTGTCGCTGAGTTTCGTATGCCGAGATACGCCATCACTTCCTTGCGTCCGCTGATGGTGCGATGCTGTGGCTCTTTCCGATGCCTCAGCTCTTCTCGTATGGCCTCAGCTCCCTCTCGCATTGCATTCATGATGAGCTGCCGTAGATCTTCGGGCGTCATCTGAATGGTGACGGGTGTGTAGGTCTGTGTCGTTGGCATATCAGAATGGAGTCTTGTTGATCTCTATTGTCATGTCGGGCGCTGCTATCATCGTGGGCAGTCCCGTCGCCTCTTCGATTGATTGGCGGCAACGCTCTGCATTGGTGTTGCCTGCGGAGAGGTGTATGAGCAGTATCTGTCGTGAGGTGGTCAGGTCATTTGCCCGGAGCGTCCGTAAGCAAGTGCCGTAACTCATGTGCGATCTTGTCGTGCGGTGGTACTGCGCTGGGTGGATAGCCCCTGATGCGAGTCGCTCCTTGATGAGGTCCTCGCTGTAGTTGCATTCGATAAGCCAGTGCGTCACCTTGGGGAAGCGGTATTTAAGTAGGTAGGAGTCGGTGAGGAATAGTAGCCTACCCATTTCTTCGTGCTCGATGAGGAAGCCCAGGGGCTCCTCTGCGTCGTGCTCTACGTCGAAGGGAAGGACCGAGAAGCTACCGACCTTCACTGCTCGCTTGCTCGTCAGTATTCGGAGCATGGGGTCGTCACCGAGCTGTAAAGCGTCGGCTGTCCCCCTGGAGCAGTAAAGCGGTACTCTTCGGCTGGTGACCCAGCGGGCCTCGCGGGCGTGGTCTCCATGCTCGTGCGATAGGAGGCAACCCGCGAGGTGCTGTAGGTCGAAGTCCAGGGACTGGAGTAGCTGCTGCTTCTTGACTCCGCATTCGATGAGGAGCGTTTCCCCTGACGACGTACGAAGTATGTAGGCATTGCCTGCGCTACTCGATCCGAGGACTGAGAGAGTCATATTAGAATGGTGCTTTTACTTGTTCTTCCTTGGGATTGCCTTCTGCCTTTGCTTCGGAAGCTGGTGGCGTGGTAGGCGTTGCCGTGGGTGGCTCGTAGATCTCGCCAGTCTCTCTGTCGAAGTCGAGTGGCTCGCTTGCGGTCTTGCTCTCTACTTCGTGAGCGATGGTTGAGGAGATATCCTCGAAGGCTACGTCTTCGATGTCCTCATTCTCTTCGATCGTTCGCATACCCATGGAGAGCTCAGGGGCATAGACGCTGGTCCACCAGGACGCTGCTCTATACATAAGCATCTGCTTCGCCATGGTCTGCCACTTACTCCCCGCCTTGTTGTACCATCCTTCGCGGATAGCCAGGCTGATAGTAATTGGAGAGGACTCGAGTACCTCGTCGCTACCCTTGGCCTTGGTGTATGCGACGCATTCAATATCCTTGATGTCTCCGTAGTTCTGCCCGTTGATCGTGCCGACCTTGCCAAGGTCGCGGAAGCGGAACTTGAGAGGCTCGAAGCGTCCGCAGGTGTTCACCGTGGCGATGAGGAACTTTGCACTCCATGATGGTCTGCCGTGCACGATGTATAAGTTCTGCATCACCATGAGGGGAGAAGCTCCGATGCGGCTTGCGATGTCGAGGGCGATGACGCAGTTGGCTATCGCTTGGTCTCCACCGACCTTGACCTGGTACTGCTGTGGTACAAGTGCCGAGGAGGCAAACATTTTGGAGGCGCGCTGGATGTTGGAGAGCTGGCTCTCATTGCAGAAGTCAATGCCAGCGTAGGCTGGTGTAGCTACTGCTGGCGCGCTGGCCGTTGGTTGGATTGTCTGTGGTGTCATGTTGTCTTAATTGATATGTGTGACGTTTAACTCCTTGTCGTCGGAGACTTGGAGGCGAATGATCTGTGATGTGAGGTCTTCGGGGAGAGTCTGTATGCTCTCGCTGTTGTCCACGAAGACGGGCGCGCATACCTGGTGGTGCTCACTGAGGACTCGTATGATCTCGAGCCCTGCTGTGATGCGGCTTGCGGTGTTGGCTGCCGTAATGGGCACTCCGTTTACCAGCGGCTGGCAGGTCTCTGAGGGGAACTCGCGGTTCTTGTCATCGATGGTGTACTCGAAGAGTCTGAAGGTCACGCCACGGAAGCGTGAGTTGATCACTCGCTCGCACTCCTCTACCTGATGCAGTGCCAGGCGGGTGGCTTCGTATTCTTCCTTCTCTGCGTCGGCTATCTGCTGTGCGATTGCCTTGGCTTCATTCTCAAGGACCTTGATGCGGTCTGTGTAGTCGTCCCACTGATCCTGTGAGGCGAGTAGCTTCTTGATCTCGTCGCGTCGGTCGGAGAGCTTCTTGCGCTTGGCGGTGTATGCCTCGGTGCTGTCGGTCTCGATCGTTGCGTTGTCGGCTTGCTTGAGTAGCTCCTGGATCTGCTCCTCAAGTTCGTTGTAGCCTGGGAGCTGCTCAGCTGGCGTGGGCTTTACGGCTTCCTCTTCGGGGAGATCGAGGAGCTCAGCTTGCTGCTTGATGAGTAACGCATTCAGCTTGTCGGCTTCCTCCTCTCTCTGCAAGATGAGTGCGTCGCAGTTGTCGGCAGATGCTTCACACTGGGTGAGCTGCTCTTTGAGAGTTGCTCCGCTTTGTGCGAGGGTGTCGAGTTGTGCTTTCTTTTGACTCTGCCATACCGCCTCAGCCTTTGTGATCTGCTCGTCGGGGAGTTGCTGGTGGCAGTGTGGGCAGGTGGTCTCACCATTATATATGGTAGCGTGGAGTGTCATCCACTCTTCGCGCTTGGTGAGCACCTCGGCATTGAGCTTTACTTTATTTCCTGCGAGCACTTCGCGCTTCTCCTTGAGTGAGGCTGCCTCGCTCTTGGCTCGCTCGATACTCTGCTTCGTCTCGTCGATCTTGTGCTGGAGCTCCCGACGATGTGCCCCTCGCTGGTAGGTCTCTTCGTCGGCTCGCTTGTGCTCCTCGGCAATGAGCTGACGCTGCTTGCTTCGGAGCTCCTGGATCTTGGCTTCTCGCTCGCTGGCCTCCTTGTCCTGCTTGCGCAGTCGCTCGGAGCTGCTGGCGATTGCCTTGTCTATATCGGTAAGCTCAGCTTCGATACCAGCAAGCTCAGGCTCGAGTGTCTTGCGATCCTGCCATTGTGGTAGCAGGATGCGCGTCTGATCGATCTTCGGCTGGATCTTGGCTGCGTCCTCCTTGAGCTTCTTCTTTCGAGCTGCGATGCGTCTTCTGAAGTCTGCCAGGTTCTTACCATTGAGCTTGTCTACCAGCCCCTGCCACTCGGGAGAGGATGCTGCGATCTCCTCGATGCTTGGCGTGTGTGCCACGTCGAAGAGGATAGCGCGCTGGTCCTCCCACTTCAAGGAGGAGAAGTACTCGGGGTTGGTCAGTAGCTTGAATGTCGTCTCGTCGATCAGAGCGGAGATCCGCTTGCCAAACTCCGTGACGCTGACGGGGACGTCGTCCCAGTAGCAGTCGGTGTGGTGGCCTCGGAAGACCTCCTCGGCTTGTCCGCGGGGCTTCACCCACTCCTCTACATAAGCACGTCGGAGTGTGAGCGGCTCGCCATCGACGGAGAGCGTCAAGGATACTTCGCAGGGGGCTTTGTCTGTGGTGCTGCCACCCTCGTCGTAGCTCTTGATGTCCTCGTCCTTGCGTCCGTTGCGGTCCTTACCGAACAGACACCAAAGGAAGGCGTCAAGGTGGCGACTCTTGCCTGAGCCGTTAGGCCCTGCAATGATTGTCTCGTTGGGTGAGAAGGTGGTGGTGCGTTCTCGCTCACCCCTGAAACCTATCATGGTGAGCGATGTCAATCGAATTGTCTTCATAATGTGTCGTGTATTAATGAGTGTCTACTTTGTGGCGTGCTATCGCTCACCCTTGATGTGAGTTGGGTGTTTGTTGCTAACTTAGTGCAGTGTTAATTCCCTCAATGTCTAATTTTAATTTCCCAATCTTATGAGTAAGACA